CTAGTGGGTGCCATGATGCGCCGCATTGGTCGGCGTGCCAAGCGAACGCTTAGACGCGTCGAGAGAAGCGATCTAGGAAAGCTCGTTCTGCATCAGGTAGTCGGAGCATTCGCTCTGATTGTAGCAATTTCAGCTGCTAGTAAATTGGCAGTTTGGCTCTTTGGTAAAAAGAAGAAGGGCAAAAAACAAGCTGATGAAGGAGAGGTCGCCGGTTTCAAGACCGATGAGCAACCAAACCCGTGGTATAAAGACAACTTTGTACCAGCCGAACGGGACTTTGGTCCCTTAACTAGTTCGTGGAAGGCACTTCCCAAAGATCAGATTATGCAACGAGTTGCCCGGAATACGATGTTCGTACGTTCAGTTTATACTGGTGCGGATGGGCAGAAACGTGGTAATAAGTTCCGGATCCTTGGTTTAGGTGGACAATTATTCGTTACGAACAAGCATAGTATCCCTGTGGAGAATATGCGTATGTACGTGACACAATCGCCTCAAACTGTAGGAGTGTCGGAGAATTTTGCTGCTACTATGCACCCAGGCGATTTTTGGTATCCAGCCAGTAACGAAGACTTAGTTTTCTTCAGATTGCGCTGTGTTCCACCTCGCGCAAGCCTTGAGGGTTTGCTGGTTAGCCAACACTTCACTACGTTTTGTGATGGGGTAATGGTTAGTCGAGAAGAGAATGGACACCCTGGGTTCTTGTCTTTGAGCGCGCTACATAACGCTGTTGAAAAGATCGATCCGCTTGATGAGTTGATTGGATTTTCAGGACAATGCGAGCGCATTACTGTAGCCGGAGAATGTGGTTCTCCCTATGTGGGGTTTCCTCCTATGGGACCAGTTTTACTGGGACTCCATACAATTGGAGGGTTCACAAATACGGTGGTGTGCGTCCGCTTGCCTTTGGAAGTAGTTGATGAAGCACGTGCCAGTTTAGAAGCTGAGCTAGTTGTTCCGCCGACGTTTCGCGTGCCAAGCGTCCAAAGTGACGAACAACCTCTTGAAGAGGTCCATCCGAAGAGTGTATTTCGATTTATCGAGAACGGTACGGCTAGTGTCTATGGGTCTGCCAAATTCCATCGAGCCGGTGGAAAATCTCATGTTACCAAAACATACATCCATGATGATATGATTGAGCTAGGTTATGAGAATAAGTTCGGTGCTCCAGTACTGAACCATTGGCAACCGTGGCGTCAAGCCGCGATGGATATTATGAATCAACAGCACACGGTAAACGCTCAAATAGTGGACGAGTGTGCACGAGCGTTCTTGACAGACATCATGCGGGAACTTCCCGAGGGTGCTCTTAGTGAGGTCAGATTGCTGTCTGTGGATGAAGCAGTCAACGGCCTCCCTGGAGTCAAGTATATCGATCGGATGAACTTGAATTCGTCAATGGGATTCCCATGGAATAAGTCTAAGCGAAATTTTTGTGAAGACTTGGGGAAATATGAACATTGGCAAAGTTATGTCAAGATGTCCCCTGAAATCCTGAATGAAGTCGAACGAATTAGAACCAGTTACCAGGAAGGAGTTCGTGTTATGCCCATTTTCAGGGGCCATCAAAAGGATGAAGTAGTCACTGCTGCTAAAGTAAAAGCTAAAAAGACTAGGATTTTTTCCGGAGGGAATGGCCCTCTGGCAATTGTTATGCGTCAGTATTATTTGTCTCTAATTCGTGTGATTCAGAAACACAAAACCGTATTTGAAGCAGCGCCCGGAACCAATGCAACATCAATTGAGTGGTGTCATTTTTATCATTGGCTCACCTCGTTTGGTGATGATTGTATGGTTGCTGGGGATTTCAAGTATTTTGATAAAAATCAAGATCCTGTATTCATGTTATCCGCGTTTTGGATTCTCGAGCGTTTGTTGATTGAAGCTGGTTTTCCAGAAGATTTGATGAAGGAGGTCCGTACGAATAAATATGATATATGTTTTCCAGTGACTGAATTCAATGGAGACTTCGTGTGCTTCTGGGGGTCCAATCCCTCAGGCCAAATTCTCACTGTCATTGTGAATTGTATTGTGAATAGTTTATATATGCGTTATGCATGGAAGACCAGTG